TAGTAAGGGTGGCAGACATCGGCGCAAAGAGAATTTTGGGCGCTTAATGTGTGTAGTGTTAGATGATGCAGATCAATGCGATCTAGTGCCTACTTGGAAGCTTGAAACTTCGCCTGACAACTATCAGCTTGGTTTCATACTTGACGAACCGATTAGCGACTTAAACGTGGCCGAGCGCTTACACGCTGCGCTTGGCAATCTAAAGCTTATACGAATTGATAAAAGCGGCAACAACGTTGTGCGATATGTGCGCTTGCCAGTAGGAGTTAATACAAAGTACGAGGGCTCACCCTCTCACCGGCTTGAGCAGTGGAACCCTAATATACGCGTTAGTTTGCATGATTTATGCGATTCGCTTGGAATTGATTACCGCACAATAACGGAAGGTTTGATTTCCGCTAACATCACTGCGGAATTGTTACAAAAAACAAGTGACTATGTGCCGGACAAGGATTACTACCAAAACATTGCTAGTGGCGAGTCATTTCACGATTCAATTAACATTATGGCGGCGCGGCTAAATTTTCGCGGTATGTCTGAATCAAATATTGTTGAAACTTTGCAAGGCGTTATGGAGTTGTCAAACGATGGCTCTGAGCGTTGGCAAACAAGGTATGACGACATTAAAAGATCGGTTACAACAGCCGTGCAAAAGTTTCCCCGCACTGATCTTGCCATGATTGAACCATTGACAGGTGACGATGTCATTGAAAAGTTAAAAGCCATCTTTGGCGATCAACTTAGCAACGATTACGAAGCACCCAACGAACTTGTCGAGGGCTTAATTACCATCGGTAGTTCAGTAGTAGTGTATGGGGATAGCAACTCAGGCAAGACCTTTTGGGCTTTGTCCGTTGCCGCATCCATCGCAATGGGCACAACTTGCTACGGGCGCAAGACCGACCCAGGCTTAGTCGTTTACCTAGCAAGCGAATCCCCAAACAGTATCCGGTCGCGCGTTCAAGCGTTAAAAAAGTATTACAACAACAACCTAGAAAACTTGGTCATTGTCCAATCCCCTGTTAACTTTTATCAGGGCGATGGCGATGCAAATGACGTGATCGGCTTGGTCAGGACAATCGAGCAAATGAAAGGGCAGTCAGTACGCTTGATTATCCCCGACACCCTTGCACGGGTCAGCGCAGGGGCAAATGAGAATAGTGGTGAGGATATGGGGCCAGTTATGGCGCGGTTTGACGTTATAGCAGCCACCACCCTCGCTTGTGTGATGATTATCCACCACAATGGCAAAGATGCCGCCAAAGGGTCGCGAGGTTGGTCAGGGATACGCGCCCACATTGATACTGAGATCGAAGTTACTGAAAAAGACGGGGTGCGCTCGGTTACTGTGACTAAACAACGTGAATTACCATCCAAGGGTGAGGCGATCTACTTCAAATTGCAGGTCATGGAAATGGGCACCACTAAATTCGGCAAACCCGCCACCACTTGCGTAGCCATCCCAGATGATGATTCACAAGAGCAAAGCCCCCATAAACCACTTACCAAGCATGATCAGAATGTACAGTTACTTGAGCGCGCGTGGATCACGTCAGGGTCTGAGATGCGTCAAGGGCACCCTTACCTTAGTCGATCAGCATTAATTGAGGTCATAGTGGCTGATGGTAACTCGGAGCGTACCGCACAGAATAAGGTTGCACCAGGGCGCAAGGATGGGCTAATTATGCCTATGTTAAATGCTGGGGTCATGAAACCCTTTGAACAAGGCTGGATTTTCGTCAATCCGAATCAAACAAGTGCCATGATTATGTTGTCGAACCATGCTAAAAACTAACCCCCTGAACCCCCTATCATCCCCTTGGGGGTCGAGGGGGTTTGCAGGTAAAGTAGGGCGTCCAACCCCCGCCCACCCCCTACCCCCTATAGGGTAGGGTGTTAGGGGGTTAGCCTATACGGTGTTATTTTGGGGGATTGATTTCAAGGTCTGTTACGTTGTCGATCAATCTAGCCTCGGCTTGCTCCAGTGCCTGAACGATTGATATCTGGGTATGGGTTACGCTCACATCGATTTTCTCACCCCAAGTTTTAGGGCGTAATTTTGCAGCCGTCCATTTTCTTGTGTCGATTTTTATCTTAAGTTGATTTATCCATGCGCTGAGTTGTGGTCCGTCTAAGTCTGTTGGTATAGGTGCCTCAGCGATATCGATTAAAGACTCAGCAAGGTAGTCAGCTCTGATCTCTACCGCATCATCGTATAGGCGTTTAATCTCAGGTCTAGCGCGCATATGCTTTTGTACTGTGTCATATGTTGGGTAACCTGGCTTGTTGATTGCACTTGTTAAGCTTGCACCATTACCAATATCGCGCAATATCTCAGGCCAAAGCTTATCCCAGTCATAAACTGGCTGAAAGTATCCCCAGTCATCTCTATGCTCTGTTATCACGGGTTTAGGCGTGGTGTTTAGGTTTGGCTGTGCTTGTTTGTAAATGATTGTCATAATCGTTTATTTCAGGTGGCGTTGTGCTGAGTTTAATTGAATGTATTGGTGCAAGTACATAGGGCAATAAAAAAAGCCCCTAGAGGGGCTTTAAATCGATTCTAGGGGTATGGTTTGGGCTATAGGTCAAAGACTAGTATTGCAAGTATGACTAGACCGGCTGCAACGAGTGAAATGGTCATTGTGGATCTCACAAGTAAAGGGAAAGTAGAAAAGCAATGCTCATTAGCAATGCTGCAATTGTGGCGTGGATTTTCTCTGACATGGTTTAAGACTCCAAGTAATGGGGTTCGGTTGATTGAAAGGGTTTGCAAAGCGATGCGCTATAGGTGCATGGGTCTGCTAAAACGCGGTCATACGCTAGCTGCGCGTCTGTTAGGTTTTCGAATGTGGCATAACGATCAAATGGGATGTTTTCAACGTTAACGTGCCAAACAAGTAAAATCATTCTGTCACCTCTTTAATGTCAAGCGTGGTTGTTTCGTGATGGGTCTCAGCTTCGCCAGAGTACGGATTAAATAAATCGTGTGCTTCTTCATATGCTTGATTTTCATTTTCAGCTTCAATTGAGAATGTTTTTTCAATCACAGCTTGGATGGTTACTTTATAAGTTTTCATTTTATATATCCGGTTAATTTAAATAATGGCCCTTTCGGGCCGTGGGGTTTATGCTGCAAGCTTGATGGGGATAATTTTGCGGATGGTATCGACTACAAAGGGGCCTGTATCTTTTTTGGCTTGGCCTTTGGCATACAAAGCCACTATTCTATTTTTGGGCTCAACGTGTCGGATGTCAGAGTTATCGCCCGGTATCACGCGCAAACCCAAAAAGCTTTTGGGGATATCTGCTACGGTTCTAAACACCACTGCAATGCGCATTTTGTTGGCAATGGCTTGGTTGACATATTTTTGGTAACCGAGCGCGCCACTATAGGAAAATGTCAGATCATAGTTAGCTGGCACGTTTTTACGGTTTGCAAGCTTGGTATAGTCATAAAACTGTACTTGGGGAAATAAGGCAAAAATACTAGTGTATGTAATCCCTTTATATGTAACCGGTATGCTTTCCCATCTGATGTCGCTAGTGCCGTTTAGGCGTACCACTGGCGTTAAATCCTGACGCATGGCCTGACGGATTAAAGCAAAAACACTATCGATCAATTCGAGCATAAAAGACTCGCGATCGTTAAAAAACCAATCTGTTTTAGACAACCTAGCGATCTGCACACTAGTAAACGCGCCACGGCCGGCACTAAACAGGCAAGGTGCTTCGCATTCGGCAAGCTTGGCCATAGGGCAAACCTGTTGGCCAGATAGGTCGCTAGGTGTGAGATACAGTATGCCGGTAAGAAAACCAAGTTTTAAACCTTTTACTGTTTTTGCATCGGATGATATTGAGAGCATGATATTTCCTTGTTCGATTGAATCGGGTTAGGTGCCCGCTTTCGCGGGCGTTTGATACTACCAACGAAGCATTGTGCCGAGAATTACTAGCATCGCAAAAAGGCCTGAAAAAACTACTGTACCGATAATGTTCTCTACCATGATTTATTTCCTTGGTTGTGTTTACAGGTTAGGAATACATATAGTAACACACAATTACACACAATGCTCTTAATTGCTCACAATAAATAAATATATCGATGTTGCAATGCAC